ACTGCTCTGATCTGCTTAATTTTAGCTTCTTGATCTTCTGCAGGTAGTCCTTTAACGTCTGGAGAAAACTCATTTAATCCAGTGATGTATCTTACAATACCGTTAATCTCTAGACAAGCTAATTGTTCCTCGTGGAACGCTCCGTCAAAAAGACTTAATCCGTACTTCTGTAATCCCATATTGTCTACCATTGGATCAAAGAATGGTCTAATGGCAATAGTGGACTTCTTGTTCTGTGGATACTTCTCCACGATGGTTACTCCGCTCATGTTTGGTTTGTTTGGTTTTTACTATAACGGGTCACAATATATGACCTTTTATATTTAGAACCTATTGAGAGTTGCAAGCTCCCCATGTGATCATCATGGTATGCGTACAATAGGTGGCCTGCAGATACTATCCACAGGGTGGCACTGTTGTATCTTTTGGCAGAGGATTTTAACCCCCTGCCTTAGATACTATTTTTTAGAATGATCCACCAGTAACAGGGTTTCTCATAACAATCTTCAACACCTTGGTTGGGTCTTTAACCCAGATAGCTGGCATTGTTTGTGTCATGAATACACGGTAACCGTTGAACTGTCCAGAAGACTGGAAGCCTTGAGTACGACCCATGTAGTCCATAGTACCGTTTTGGTAGAACCACTTCAATTGATTATCCCAAGATAACTTCAACAAGAAGATGTTGTCATTAGTATTCTCAGTAATATCAAAGATAATGAAATTGTAAGAAGATAATGGGAAACCATCAATGATTGGGTTCTCAATATCATTAGTGTGGATGTTATCAAACGCTGGGTTCAATACAAACTTAACATTAGCCAAGAACGGAATAACGTATTGAGTGTATGCAAAACCAAAGTTTAGATCCATACCTTTACCAGTGATAGCACCAACTTCAGAAGCGTTGATTACTAGACCAGAGTTGATAGCTTCACGCTTAATAGCTTCGTTAACAAGCTTCATACCACCAAGGCCAGTTTGTACAACCAACTCACGCTTAGGATCTGGACCTTGGAACTCAACTTTACCATTAAAGAAGTTGAAGATCTCAGACTTAAACAAGTCAAGATTGAATGAACCTTTGTTGTAAATACGCTTGTAAGAGTTGTCAAGCTGCTTCCAAAGACCTACAGATAGACGGATATCATCTGGACCATCTTGCTTAACTTTACCACCTTGACCCCACATTAGGTAAGTCTCAATGTCGTTAGCAATCTTAGTCAAATGAGCTGCTTCCATAGTAGTCAAGAATGTACGAGTAAGCTGACCAGATTGGTATGCTTTCTTTACATAATCTTTACCCATTTTAGAAGCCATGTCTTCTAGAGAAGAAACAGAAGGATCTGAGCTCTTGTCAAAGTTTCTCCAAAGTTCAACAACTGGAACTGTACCGTCAGCTTTCATACCACCTTTCATCATTAAGTCAGCACGAGAGCTTACAGAATAATGAACGTGTGCTTCAGCACCACCTACATAGTTGTAGAATTCACGGAATCCAGCGTTGATGTTACCGATGTCAGAGAATCTTTCACCGTACTCACCACGAGCAGAACCTTTACGGAACACCTTAGTACCAACTTTTAAGTACTTGTTATCCAAGAACTTAGCATTGTCGTTGTTTACCAACTGAACAGTGTAGATGAAACCGTCACCAGCTGGGATAATATCGTCAGCAGTGATGTACATTTCAACACCATTGTACTTGTCATAAGTGATGATATCACCATGACCAAAAGAACGCTTATTAAGTTTAATCTTGAAAGACTGACCATCAATACCTTTAGTGGCATTAGCTGATTCAATATCTTCTGTAATGTATGGAAGATCCTGCGTTACTGGAATCTGCCACTTGTACTCACCACGTGCGTTATCTACAGAGATAACGTTCTTACCGCCAAAGCTAGACATCTGGTACAAAGGCATTTCTACTTTTTGTGCCATAGCCCATAAATCCACAGGACCTAAATCAGTAGGTTCTGCTGACTTCAGCAAGTTTGAAAGGTGGTAGCTGTCTACGTGCGAGCTAGTCTGATAGCTGGTATCTCGTAGAAATATACCATTGTTCAAAACTGGAGTTGCCATAAGGCTTTTAAATTTAAAGGGTTAATAATAAATAAGTTAAGTAAATTATCGTTTAAAGATGTTAGCAGGTCTAACTAACTTTCTAGATTTTGGTTCATCTTCTTCTTGATAAGTAGATGTATTTTTTCTAGATTGTTCAGTTTTTAAACTTCTAACTGTTTGCTCTACTGCTTGATTCTTACCCTGCTTAGTCAACGTTTGACGGTATTCTTCAGGATTAGATAACAACCAAAGAGCTTCTGCGATCAATGGATAGTTTGGTTCTACAAACTGGTACTTCTCTAAAAGGTGTCCTAACAAGTTAGTAGGTCTTCCACTAATAGATGGGTACTGAGGTTGAACTAAACCGCTATATAATTGAGCTTGTGTCTTCTTATCTAGCTTTAATCCGTTAATTTCAGCAGGTCTAAGAGCTTCAAATACATTCTGCATGTATGCTTCAGCAGCTTGTTCCTGTTGTTGTTTTCTAGCTTCTTGTTCAACAATCTGACTCTTTACAATTTCTTCTTGCATAGAGTCAAGCTTTGGCTTGAACTGTTTAGCTTTCTTTTCTAACACACCTAGATCTTTCCAGGTAGTTAGCTCTTCTTCAATTTCTTCTTCATTACCAAAGCCAGTAGCTTGTAAGTAAGATCTGACAATACCTTCTTGGTCATTCTCATCTCTTGGGTCTAAAGATCTCACTTGTTCTACCTGAGCCAAAGCCTGGAATAAACCTTTAAGATCCTGTCCACCATCCATTACATACTTTGCAGCATACTGTAATTCATCTGGTAACGCTTCAAAGAACTCTTTTGGAGTTTTAGCAGCCACCTCAGACTTCATATTGTCTACGTTAGCTTGCCACAACTCTTCAATATCTTTCTCTCCAAGTGTACCTAAGTACTCATCTAGAGATTGTTTACTTTCATCATAATCATCAAAGGCAAACATTTCCTTTGACTCTATGCGTTTTTTAAGAAACTCTACTAAGCCAGACTTTTCTGTCTTAGGTCTTCCTCCTTTTCCTTTAGATGTAAAGTCATCTTCTGACTCATCTAAATTATCAAGAAGATGATCTGTCTCTTCTTTACTTACAGTTTTTGTTTTATCTGAAACATCACTGTCATTATTTTCATCTTCATCTTCTTTATCAAGAAAACTTAGATCAGTTTTTCCTTGGCTAAAAATGTTTGGTTTAGGATCTTCTTTTTTAGCACCTTCTGCTGGAGTAACAATACTGTCAGCACCTGGGGCTCCTAACCAACTATCAATGTCAAGGTCTACTTGTTGCACAGATGTCTGTACACTGGTTTGATTATCAGTCATTTTTTGTTTGGTTTTATGTGTATCTCTACATAATTAATATACAACTTAAATCTTAAAAATTTACTTATCCTGTAAAAATTTCATCTAAGCTGTGGATAATAGAGCTATAATTATTCCTACTTTTTCCCAGAAGATTTACCTACGTCATACTTGTTTTTATTCTCTCTAGCAATCTGTAGTTGTTTTTCTGCTATTTCCTTCTGAGTTTGTAACTTCTCACGATCAATATTTAACTTCTGCTGATTAGTCATGTTCTTGTTAACTTCTTGCTCACGCTTGAAGTTCATGCTATCTTGATAGTTATCTTGTTTCTGAATATTAGCCATAGCATCTTGATAATCAGACATTTGGTTCTGGTTAATATCAGAACCTGCACCATATCCTGCTGCTCTAATCTCAGCCACAGTGATCTGAGTTTGTCTATCCAGATCAGCTTGTTCTGCTCTAAACTGTATATCCATTTGTTTCTGACGTTCTTGAGACTCAAGCATTTCTTGTTGCATCTGCTGTTGTTGCTGCATCTCAGCTTGTTTCTGACCTTGTGTCTTTTCTTCAGCCTCTTTAAGAACACCTGTAAGCTCTGCAATAGACTCAGACTTAATAACATTACCAAGATCATAAATAGAAGCACCCATAGTATTGTTATTAATAGCAAGTTGTTTAAGTTGCTCCATAACAGCACGAGAGTTAGTCTTCGTTGTACAGAAGATGTTTAGATCTCTCATTAACAAATCAGTACCGTTCATCTCAAAGTTCATCTTTTCATCTGTACCAGTGATGTATTGTAAACGAATACTAGGTTTTGTAGAATGGTAATATTGAGCCAGGTCTGTACGCATTTGATGTACACGTGGCATTAAGTTATCAGAGTGTTGAATAAAATACTGCTCTGTCTGTGCATAAGAAGCGTTCATAGCTTGCTCTACACCAGTAGCAGTTTGCTGAGCAATAGTCTGACCCATACGTTGTGGGTTAAGACCTATCACTTCAAAAGCTTGATTCTTAAAGTATGTAGCTAGATTAACACGAGAAAGCAAACGGTTAGTTTGTTCTAGATTTAACACTTGATAGTGTTGGAAGTTAAGAGCATTCTCAGTGTTAGTAATAGACGTATCTAAAGGTAACATCTGGAAGTTCTTCATAGCAACATAGGCTTTAGCCAGATTATTTTTACCCCAGTCTTCTCCCAAAGAGTGACGTGGCAAAGAGTTCTGGTCTAACATGATAACCGTACCTAACTCATCTACAAGGATGTCAGCTATTTGGTTATTCACAATGTTGTAGCCTATCTGGTATGGCTTCATAAGGTCTACCAATGAAATACTGCGGGTGTTTCTATCTCCAAATACAGCACCTTCCACTGGTAGCTTACAACCATATAATGTTGTGTCACCTTTAAACTGGAAAGGAATTCTGCCTGGTTTGCCACCATTAAGACCTAAATATATAGGGTTTATACCTCCAGGGTTATTCATACCCCAGAAAGCAGGTCTGTTAGGACCAATCTTAATTCCACCCCAAACTTCGTTAATCCAAATCCAGTCTATGTGTTCACCAAAGATCAAGTTATCTTTAGTCTTTTCTTTATAAAGAGAAGTGTTATACATTGGTTTATCTGTAACCTTATATTCTTCAGATATAACATCTTGTATAGTTTCTCCTTCTTCTGTAATCTTAGTTAAATGCCCCACCTTACGTTGAGACTTCCAATAGATTTGAGATACACGTAGTAAATGAGACTTACCAAAGTCAATAGTATCTTCAGAATCTGATAAGATCCATTCTACAATATCTCCTGTACCAAACTTAGTGTCGTATAATGACGTAAACTGTCTGTATGCAAGAGATGGCATCTGAGTGTTCCACTCATGTGACTTAGTAGGATCATAGTATGTACCGTCATTCTGATATCCTTGAATAGCATATCCGGCTGAACGTACAGGATAGATGGCTTCTAAAGACTCTAATTGATCTTGAGTCATCATCCAACCATACTTGTCAATAACGTCTGATACAGACATCATATCCATCTTACCTACCCAGTTACCCTGAGAGATGTAACGGATATCTGGAGACTTATGGTAGAATGTAAGAAGAGGGTTCCAAAGCTCTAGCTCATAGTCATCTTCTTTCATGTTAAAATGCCAGAACTCACGGTCTGTAATTAACATATCTCTAAATGCACGCTCTTCAAGCTCTTGCATTTTAAATCTTTCCTCATCTACTGACATCTGGTGGGTAGCCCACTCTTCAATCATAGATCTATAATCTTTTCTAAAGAAGTCCTCAATCTCAGGTAATGTCCTAATGTTTTCATCACTCATCATCTGCTGAGCTTCTTCTGACTGAAAATCAGCACCTTGTGCTATCATTTGAGTCATCATCTTCATCTGAGCTTGTTGTACAAGTACATCTTCAAGCATCTGACGTTTAGCTTCTAACATCTCATTGTATGAAACGTCATCCACTGCTCTAAACATAATGCGTGAGCTTCTTTTAGAAAACTCATTACACAATACATTTACTACGTTAGGAATAATAGGATAGAATTTAAGCTCTAATGCAGACTCATCTTCCTTTGTTAAAGTGTCAATAAGATCTGCCATCTCATTATCCTCTTCTACAATGTAGTCAGCCTTATCAATAATACCCTTAGCAAGCTTGTAGTTCTTCATAAGCCTACGAGCATTACGTCTAAGTTGTTTCATACCTTGGAACTCTAGCCAATCTAGGTTCCATGCTCTCCACTCCTCATCCTTTTCTTTTTCAGCTATAAACTGGATAGGCTGGGTAAGAGTACCCATCTTGTTATAATCCGCCTTTTTACCAGATTTAAGATCTAGAGCATTGTATATCTGCATGATATTTAATTATTTAAGTCTGCTGATTCTTCAGCGGTATTAGTAATAGTAGAGCTTCCTGACGTAGAAATAAAAGACGGTGGTGCTGTGTAAAATGAAGTACTAGTACCAGTGCTCCAAGTCCCAAGTGGAGGAATAGTAATACTACCATATCCAGTAGTCCCGATAATTGCAGGTTCTTTCTCCTCTTCTTTTAAAAGTAGTAAAGCCTCCTCTAGAGTGAGAGAAGTTTCCTTAATTAGTCTAGAAAGAATAGTAACCTTTTGTACGTGAAGGGTTTCTGAATTGTTTTCCATATGTATCATCTCATGTTTTTAAAAGCATTTCTAGGGGGACGATTATCACCAGAATTACCTTTAGAGCCACCGATATGTCTAAAGGGGCTCCAATTTAATTTACTAAATTTCTGGGAGTTATCCAAGTTTTCTTTTGTAACTTCTACACGTTTAGTCAGTCCTCTGTTACTCTGTTGCACCTTTGCAAAGGCTATAAGAGCACAAAATGCTACTAACCTATCCACGTTTAGTCCATCTCTGTAAGCTTGCATCTCACGTAGAAGCATAATATCCGGTATACGCTCAGCACCATATATTGTTTTTACAATATCTCCGTTCTCTTTTGTCTCATGATCAAGCTCTTCTTTTAGAAACTCAATCCCATAAGACAACACTGTACCCTTAAATAGTGTACCAACGTTCTTCCATCCATATTCCTGGAATACGTTACGGTTGGCACCAATGTCTTTCAAGAACAAAATCATATCTTTTGGTACAAGATATCTTTGTTTTTTCTTACTTATCATATACTGAATGAATAAAGCTACGTTGTTTTCCACAACTGTCCAAGCATTATACCATTCTATAAGAAGTTCTAGTCTTTCATGGGTTTTGTTAAGATCATCAAAACGTCCACACCAAGATGCCACGATCATGTCACGTTCTATCTCGTTTTTAACTCTACCGTTACCGTCATCCTTAATAACCTCCACTGGATTTTTATATACGTATATAGAACATAGTGATTCAGATGTAGTAGTCTTTCCTTCTCCAACAGGGTCCACAGAAGCATAGTACATCCCAAATGGTGGATCTTTATGAGGTCTTTCATAAATACACAACACACCTTCCTTGTCCTCAGTCTTCTTAGATATAGGAAACTCCATAATAGGAATTTTCCTAGACGGTTTGTCTACTATCTTACCCTCAGCATTTCTAGAAAGGTCTAAATATTCTACAGAGTATTCTTTATCTTGGATACGTTGCATCTGACGAGCAACTAAGTGTGGAGGAAACACACTCACCTTACGGGTAGCAAAAGCTTCTTCAATACAACGTGGTTGCTGAGATACGGTAAGTTGATAAGCTGCCGGATCTAAATCCTTTTTCATCTTCTCAAACTCTTTCTCTAAAGCCTCTAAAGCTTCCTCCACCTTAGAGTTGCCCCACTGATCAATATAAGGGGGCATAGACCACTGTTCTGGAATAAATAGACCTGTGATACCAATTGTCCCGTCCTTGTCTATAAGGCTTGATTCTACCCCATAGAAGCCATTCTCTTCTGGATGTAGTATATACTCCTTCATTGGCTCACACTGATCTAGATCACCAACTGATCCAGCAGCTATAAACTGACCAGTAATCATGTGTCCAGACTTAAGTGCTGGCTTCATAAATCCGTATGTGTCATCCATCTTAGGTGCGATACCTGCTTCCTCGTGAAAGAAGTATGTTACAGGTCCACCGACACCATGTGTAGGATCTTTCTCAAAGGAGTATAGGTTGATCGTAGATTTCAAACCTTTATAAGTATCACGACCACCTATCCTCACTTTAATCTGTTGCTGCCACGCCCCGACCTTGTCAGGCTCAGCTGGACGATACCAGGCTGTGTGTTCATTTAAAAAGTTCTTATATTCATTAAGAAACTTCCATGAGCCTTTCTCGTTTATATAATCTTTTAAAGAAGCTCCTATCTTTAACACAGCTCCTTCTTCAAACCAATATTGGTTAAGTAGCTTAGCCATATGGAAATAAGAGGAGGCTATCTGACGCTTCTTTAGAATAATAGCGTGCTTCCAATGTAATTCTGCAAGATGTTCATATAGAGCCATGTGGTATTGAGCATCCCTCACTTTAGCAAAGTCAAACCTTTTTTCTTCTTTATCATAAATAGGAAGAAAGTTTAACCACATATAGTAGTCCCTACTTATGTACCATTTTTGATCACCATCTTTTACAATAATACCGTTACGACATTTTGCTTTCTGATCATTCCAGTAGGCAATAAAATCTTTGGTTTTTACAGGAGCTGCACAATAATATCCTTGTTTCTGAAACTTACGACCTTCTTCGTTAAAGATCTTACTACTTTCATTAAAGTTGTATTTACCCGGCTCCTTAAAAATAGACAACAAGAAGTCCCTAAGCTCCTCTCTTGTATAAAAGGTAGTTACATCCCATTGACCATTTTCATATGTAGGTATTTCTCTAAACATTATTTCTGTTCAACAGTGTCTGTAAATTTATACACAGCATCAATATCACCTTTACCTCTATGCAATAAATACAAGAGTGTGTTAATGTCTTTACTACGTAGTATACCTTTTATCTCATAATTACTCCAATAAGCATTGTATAAGTTTCTTGGAATAGCATTCCATAACTCAGTGTATGGATTAAAATGAAATGTCCAATCATGCATGAACTCATCTTTTACATCTGATACAGGTGCAAACTCTTTGATGTTTTCATAATCTGTGTAAACTTCTTGTTTCATAGTTTTCTTATTTAATATTTTTAGGAAAGCAGAAGATGGGTGCGTGGACATCTGCTTTTACGACTGGCATTTCTAACCTCTAGGTATCCGCCCTTTCTACAGTTAAAGGATACATTCCAGTCAACCTAATATGCTGTAGAGGATGGACTCGAACCACCATGTGGACTTTATCAGTTGCTCCACACCCACGAGACAGGTGGGCACGTTTGCCAATTTCGTCACTCTACACTACTACTTACTTGTTATACTCGTATTCTAGTATTCTACCAACAATATCACTACGGTGATTTTCTTTAAGCTTGATCCATTTAATCTCACTAATCTTTTTAGATAGTTCAATAGCGTAGCTTAAACCTGTAACACTATGTTTAGTGTCTTGTTGTTCATTATCACCGTTAATAATAATCTTTCCTGTCTTACCAAGTCTGGTTAGAATAGCTAACATTTCAGTTTTAGTAAGGTTTTGTGCTTCTTCTACAACAAGAATGTCGTCAATTGTCTTACCACGAATAAACTGTACAGGATAAGCAATGATCTTCTCATCTTTTACCATAGTTTGGATCTTCACTTTATCTGCACACTTTACAAGATTCTCCTGAAAAGCTTCTAGATAAGGATTAAACTTCTCATCTAAACTACCAGGAAGAAATCCTAAAGAGTTACCTACTTCTATAGTGGCACGTGTTACAAAAATTTGGTCACACTGCTTCTTATTTAAGAAGTCTAGTGCACTTAATGCACATACTAAGGATTTACCACTACCAGCTCTACCTGTAACTATTACAATCTGGTTTTCAATAATCAAACGTCTAGCATCTCTTTGTTCATCATTAAGAGTTACATGATATTTAATTTCTTGTTTACGTTCTCTGTTTGGTTCTCTCATACTTTTACTATTGGTCATACGCTAAGTTTTGTCCCCCTCTAACTTGAGACTGTTGTTCTTCCATTAAGTCTCTATACACTCCCTTAAAACTTTGTCTAACTGAATCAAATCTTTCTGCAATTCTAAGGATAGCTGTAGCAGATCCATCTCTACCAGATGTCACCTTTTCTGTAGCCATAAAGCCGGCCATGTTATCAAGTGCAATCTTAATACCCTGGTATGCTCTATATGTAGGAGTTTCGTACATCTTCTTACACATACGTAGTCCATTCACTACAAGATCATCTTCTGTAGAAAATTCTCCGTCCACTTCTCCTAGAATAACTTCTTCTTTGTCCGTTTCTAGAACATCAAAGAAAGGATTTAAATCTGGGTTAGGGCATGTCATATAAAATAAATATGTATAAACCTTTACAGATTCATCACCATACTCATCCATAATATCTTTTAAAAACTTTAATGTGTAACAGTGTTCACTAGGAACCACCTTACCATTATGTATGTCAAATAATCTAATCATTTTTATGTTTATTTATATCGTAGTAATAAGAATCTGTATCTTCACTAACCCATCTATCGGAAACTGTTTCTACAGATAGTAATTCTTTATCCACTTTTATTTCTTTTATATCAAGAGGAAAATCTTTAGTAACCCAGTTAGAGTCTTTCCAGAATATTCTATTGTTAGGTTGACATAGTAAATATCCATCATCTGCTACTAAAACGTGACCACATTTGTAATCAGAAGGTTCATCAGAATAAGCATTATTATACCAATCTACAGTAAATAAATAACTTGCCCAAACTTTAGTTCCATCTTTTAGTACAGCTTGACATCTTCTTTCATACAAATAGTTGTATGTAATCACTGATACGTTCTCACTAAAACAATCCCATAGTTGTTTAAAATGAAATGGAATATCATCTGTAGGTTCTTTTAGAAACACCTCACTAAGTGGCACTCTACTTCTCATCATACCATAATCTGTCATAATATGAAATGTAAGAATCTTTCCAGCTATAGATTGTATACCAAATATATAAGCATTGTGAAACTTATCATGGTCTTCTTCCTTATGTGTAAAATGTGATAGTCTAACTAGACATTTTAAATTATCAATATTGTGGTTCAATACCATTAATGCTTAGCTTTTAGTTTATCTCTGTTATCTTCTAACCAATGTAATAAATTAATCACTTCTGTTTTTAAATATGGAAGGTCATACTGTACAATATCTTTCACTATAGGATCACCATTTGTATCAAGAGCGGTGATTGGGTTACCAAACTTATCTTTACCCACTTCTTCAAATACAATGTGATGAATAGTTAGTATGCCGGGCTTAAGTCTAGGATTATGCTTTAGTATAATGTACATGTACAAGCTAAGCTGTAAAGCATAGTGGTTTACATTACAATCATCTAAATGAGATACAGGAGAGTTCATCTTGGTTGTAATTCCTTCCCAGTTAGTAAAGCCTTCAGTCTTGATTTCTTTGTTAGTCTTGTAGTCAGTGATATGTACCTCTCCACCAATCACTTCTACTAAATCAGATTGACCACATAAGCCGGCACTTTTTAGATAAACCATGTGCTCAGGATATACACCATCTGTGAGCTTCTGGTTAGGAGAAAATTTAGTACCGTCAATCTCAATCGGTTTAAAAATAGGTACAGTGGACCCATGTCTTTCCATTGTTTCTAGTGAACATATATCTGATTCTCTACAATTGTGGTACCATGTTCCTAATGTTGTAGCTCTTAGAGCCTCATTAGTCCATGCTTGTTTAATTTCTTCTGGCGTCATGCCGTACCACTTAGACTTTCTAGACTTAGATGTCTTTTCAGCAATCTTATCTGCGTCAAATGGTTGTTTAAAGTTACCAATAAAGGATGTAACTGATATCCATTTAGTTGCGTCCTCTGGACTAATACTTGTGTAACTGTGATCGTGTGGTGTGAATCTCAAAATGCTCATATGTTTATGTTTATATTCCTAATTTCTGATTAATCATGTCTTCTTCTTCCTGACTCACTTCAGCTTTCCAGTGTCCCTTTGGACAATCTGAAGATAGGGATCTAGTTTTGAACCCTAATGAACAACCGCATCCTCCTAATAGATGATTGCAACATGGACCAGTGCCGGCCACCATACATCCTTCATTCTGCATAGTGTAAAGTGCACAATTCATACAAATCTGCATTCTCTGTTGTGCAATATCTTCTACATCCTCTCTCTTAAATATGGAATTAGTCACTCCCTCCAGGATCTGACCCTTGGCTTTCCATATCTTTATTATGTTCTCTTTTATTCCCATTGCTTTTAGTTTTATGAAGTTTAATAAAATCCTTTCTCTGCTTTTCCTCATCTAACAACTTCTTCACTGCTTTTAGATCAAACAATGTCTCAGCTGTTTTAAATCTAGCGGTCATTTGTTGTAAACCTTTTTGTTTATTACTTTCTTCAAACTTCTCTAGATTAGTTATCTTATCATCTATCTTCCAATGCTTAATGGTAAAATCCCCTAGATTGGTTATGTGTACACGAGCATGCTTTAAACTAGACAGGCTCTTTCTTACCTCTTGCCAGTAAAAGTCTGTGATTTCTTTTACAAGATGTTCACTAAGCCCTGTTTGCCTAGCCACCTCTGGTATAAGATCTTTTGACTTCTTAGGCTTCAACGCACAAAAATTTAAAGTCTAACAAAATGTTACCACTAGCATACACCTTAATATTAGGATTGATACCAATCTTCTTTTTATTCTTCCCTTCTTTTACAATGAGTTCTTTCTTTTCGGCTTTTGTTAAACAATTACGTACAGATTGTGTACTAGAAAAGATCTGTTTATTATGAGCTTTATTACAGAAGGATGTTAACTCCTGTTCCCCTTCTATAGCCAAGAACGTGAGGCAGTTTAGGTCTGCATCACTTACAGGTATTTTATATAGATAGCAATGGGTCAACAACTGGTACTTCACTATTTCCCAGGTTGTCATCCGTACACGCTTATCCACTTGGTTTACTATTGCCATTACAATTTGGTTTTTACATCTATATAAGAACAAGGGGCTATTATACCCCTTGTCTTAAAACTACATTTAAGAAGTCTTCTTAAGCTTTTTTACTTTAGCTGTTTGTTCCTTCTCTAATTCTTTGATTTCATCCTCTGATAAAGGACGGCTATCCATCTCTAGCTCAATAACATCCCCAACCTTGTAACCACTTTCCTCTAACTCTGGGTTAGCACGGAAGTCATCTTCTGTAAGGGTGTGTTTTTGAAACTGCTCTCCTGGCTGAGCCATAGCTTGTGGGTTAGTCATCTGGCCAATAAAAGCTAAAGCCTTCAATTCTTCAGCTTTGGCCACAGCCAACTTAGTGTTTAGTTCTTGAAGCTCATACTGTACCTTCTTCACTTCAATCTGCTCGTTAAAGAAAGCTACTAGCTCATCTTTTGTAGGAACCTTTGGCTCCTGCTGTGTTTGTTCTGTACTCATCGTTTGGTTTGTTTAAATTGTTAAAAGTCTAAATCATTATCATCCTCCTCCTCTTCTGTAGGAGATGAGAAACTATTATAATGCTCTGTAAATATTGGTAGAAACTCTACATACGGGGTGTCAATAATGTAATTATCCCCATGCTCCGTAAAAACCGTGGTGCAATTGTAGACAAAAGAATCCTCTTCTTGGGATGTAAGCTTAATAGCCACCACTACATCTAGATGGAATGCAAACGGCATCCATTGCCCCTTGTCTTCTATACCCATCATCTCCACTTTGTCTAAGTCTATAGAGTGGCAGTGGATGTTGCAACTGTGTATCATTTGTTGTTTGGTTTATATTATAATATACTTAATAAGTTTAAACTTAACAAATTTAATAATAGATTCCAAACTTACTATAATAATTTTTCAACATTTGTTAATAACCCCCACCTCTTAATATACCTATATAGACCCCCCCCTTCATTTAGTTTATACTAGAGGTTGTGATGGCCTACTAATCAACAGCTCCCCGGCTTACTTTTAGGCGATATTGCCCCCTATCTTAATTCTTAAAGTCATGATGACACTAGAAATGTTCAAAGATGCTTGCAAACTTACTAAACTTGATATCCTTAGAGGTAAGGGTCGTGAGTATGCATCTACTCCAATTGGTACTGTGTATGCTGCCAAAGACCTTAACTGGGACAAAGCAGTGTACGTAACCCAAGCGGGTGCTGATCTTAAAAGTGCTAGCGGTGAGTCATTGGCCAATACCTATTGGTTTGTGAATTCTGCGGTACAGATCACCAGAAGCGTTTAATACGCTTTTGGCTCTGCGGAGAGTACAAGCATCTTACTGTCTTAACAGACGGGGCTTACTGCGGCCTGGCAACAGAAGCAGTTATTTTAATTTCACTAACAACCTACATCCTAAAATCTTATGAAAAGATCTAAGAACCTAGTGTTTGCTACCTGGGAAGTATTCCGTAACTGGTATGCATACATTAAACTACGCTTTGTTAACTTAAAGCTTAGAATGGCTAGACTATTACCAGGTAATAACAGCCAAGTGTTTGTATTTATTACATACTAACGTGTGTGATTGTATGAGTGGTAGACAACCTACTGCTCATACTTCTATCTCTAAAATATTAACTAAACCATCCGTTAAGACCGGATTAAATAGCTATAACTATGGTAAATGTAATGTCTCCTAAGTTAAAAGTAATTACAGCAGAGGATAACACTCACTATGAGTATATGCTAGCTGTTAGTAGTGACACTCTATATGTCATATCTCCTGATAAGACTAGACTAATAGAGGTAATCAATGATGGTACTGATATTAATGGATATCTATTATCAGCAGAATCAGAGGATGAATTCCTAGATACCATCTTACGTATTAAACAAGATATCTGTTCTGGTAGGAATCCGTTACTCTGGATATTATAATCCAGACTTAATAAATTTAAATTAATATGAATATATACGTTATTATCTTCAAGCATAACAATACGTTAGCAGACAACTTCTTCTTCTCTTCATTTGAAGAGGCATGGGAGTATAAAAAGACTAGGATAGCAGAGGGTTATTGTCTTAATCCTATATCTATGTATGATGTTACATGTCTATCTGCTGCTTAATATAGTTTATGTCCTACCGGTGGGACATAGAACGTTAGTGCTTACCACACTGATGACAAAAGACCAAGCCTGGTAAGCTAGTGGTATATCACGGTCATTTAACAATAAGCCAATATTATGGTGAACAGTATAACAAGCACTCTGAGCAAAGTCTTGTAATCCTAGGTATATACATCTAGGTAAATTTATCAATACAAATGGAACAATTGATCCAGGAAATTCAATCCTTAGAGGAAAGACTATCCAACCTTCGTTCCCAGTTACGTCAGCATAGTGATGGCTTTGTCTATCTAACATGCTTACGTTGTTACGGCTCCTTAACCTATGAAACTTACAACAATAAGTTTCTAGCTCAGGAACTCTGTGATGAGTATTATGGTGATAATGGTATTGTAGATGTCTACACTACCAATCCTAACCATGATATATCCACTTACGGAGCAGTGTATACTATGAGTTTAGAGGATATCCAAGAGATATCTCAGAACAACATTAGTATGTCACAAGCCATTACTAACTGGATAACGAGGTAAACTTGACTAAGATCGGGGCTTCATACCATTAGCCTGGCAACAGAAGGTAACTTAAATCCATTCACTAACATTAATCCAAAACGATTATGAAGTCATTCATTCTTATCAGCATCTACATAACAGCATTTGTTATGTTCTTCTTATTACTCTCATTAGTAGGTATGTTCTTTAATCCCTATTCAGAGATAATATCTAACCACAACTGGTTCATGGTGTATGCTATGTTCCTTGGTTGGTGGTTAGCCATCTTTCCGGCTCGTGAGTATTATATACACCACCAGCGTTACTTCGACAAAGTGTTTTAAGACAGCTCATATTTGACCCCTATTACATAGATATTATATAGTATTCTATACTATGTTAAGGAGAGCTCAAATATGACCCCTTTAAAAGTTATTTATATGGAAAATATGAGATTTTTTCCCCTCAAAGTAGTCATGCCTAATGGTCAAGTGTACACAAAATCTGTGTATGCTTGTACCAAATGGCATGCTATGGAGATACTATACTCTAAAATGTCAGAGTATCAGCCTAACCGTGCTATGTATAAGGTGGCACGTAGACATGTTCAAATTAGACAGCAAATATAATGAACAAGAAGACTAGAATTCTTAAAACAATCAGTAATATAGCCTTCACAGTGGGGCTAGTTACTATTACATGCTTACTGGTAATATGGTGGATTAACTTCATCAAATACTTCCCAGTAATAGAAATGTATTAAAGATATATGGATGGTTAGTGAATCCCTGGAGATAATGTCAAAGGGGAACTAACATCTATTAAACTATTTACTAATCCCTTAATACTTAATCCACATGGAAAAAACCTTAAT